CAATCCCTGTGGGCACCGCGCGGGCGGGCGGGGATGCCTGACACGATAGGCTGAGGCTATCGATCTTCGATAACCGATAGGCCGAGGCTATCGTCCCCCGGGGGCAGCGCCGGGGGCCAGGGGACCGGGGGAGGGGGGAGCCGGGTATCGATTTGGGAAAAGAGTCTCATCGAACGGGGATCGAGGGTCTGCGCTTCGGGGGCTTTAAGGCGAGCGCCAGCGAGCCGGTACCCCGAGCTAAGAGAAAGAGCGATTTCCGATATCAGGGTCCCCCCTTTGTCCGATATCTTCGTCCGACGAATGGGTCCCCTTTTCGCGAATGGGGCCCCGTGATATTCTTGCGCGCGAAATCCCTCAAAGGAGACCTCAATGGCATCTAAGCAACCCCTCGAAGAGCTGGCCCCGCGCACTCCTGGCGGCGTAGCAATCTACACCGGAGAAGGTTCGCCCGAGGGCGCCATCACCGCGTCCCCCGGCTCCCTGTACCTGAACAAGCTCGGCGGCGCGGACACCACCGCGTACGTCAAGGAAACCGGCACGGGCAACACCGGCTGGAGCGCGCTGGCAGGCGTGTAAAACCCCTCAAGGAGATCCTCAGTGGCAGACATCGAAAAGGGAAACAACCCGCCTGAGCTGGTATTCCAGGCGCCGACTACCAACGTGGACGGCTCGCCGATCGACGGCGAACTGACCTACACAATCTACCGGCTCGCAGACGAGAATGACCCTAGCTCCGCTCAGGAGTATCTGGTTCTGCCGCCAAACCTTAACCAGCGCCAGGATGGAGCCTACGTGCTCCAGTTCCCGGGATTCGTTGCCGGCCGGCACGTAATCGCGATGACTGCGACCGACATTGACGGCGACGAATCTGCGCTGTCCAATACGTTGGGGTTTACACGGACAGCCGTGGGAGTACCCCCAAACCCCCCGGCATTTTTGGACGCTTGATAGCGGCTATCGGGCGTCTGTGGCGCTGGATCAAAGGGCTTTTCAGCTAGGAGCAGTAGATGGCCAACGGCCGTAACCAGGGACCGATCCCGACCGCACCGCCGGTCACGAAGAACGTCACAGGCCGCTCGCTGGTCCTGTCCATCGACGGGCCCGAGCGCCCGTATGACGTGTACCGGTTCTCGGGCGGCCCGCGGTACGAGCGGCCGAACCACAATCCGTTCACGGAAGAGGCGCTCGCTGGAGCCTCTGCGACCTTGCCGACCGGCGTGGTGGGCCAGGAGTACGCGACCTTCACGCTGAGCGCGAGCAACGGAGTGTCTCCGCTCACCTGGACGGTCGTGAGCGGCGCGCTTCCGGCCGGGCTGACTTTGTCGAGCGACGGTCGGATCACCGGGACTCCGACCGACGAGACGGGGTCCCCCTTTGGTTTCACTGCCCGAGTAACCGATGCCAACGCATCGACCTCCGACGTTGTGCTCAGTATCCCTGTGATCCGTCGGGTGGAGATCAGCCTGAATCCGCTGTATCTGCCCAGGGGCACCGTCGGGGAGGTCTATCCGACCCAGACGTTCACCGCCAGCGGTGGTACCGGGCCGTACACCTTCGCGATCGTCGAGGGTCACATCCACGATGGTCTGACCTTCACCGCCGGCGTCATCGACGGTACACCGACCAACGCTCTGAACAGGGGCCCCATCCGGGTCCAGGTCACCGATGCGAACGGGTGGACAGACTCGATCGTCCGTGAGATCCAGGTGGACGAGGCTGCGCCCGTCGAGGAGGGGGTCTCCGGGATGGCCGAGACTACCTACGAGACTGGGATCGTCTACGGGTTCCCTGGCGGGAACCTGCTGGAAGTGCATAACGGCACCTCGGCCCCAGACACGAAGGTCCAGCTCATCGACGAGATTGGTGGGCAGAGGCTCACCTACACGCCGACCGACAGCATCTACAGGGGCTCCGGCGATCTGAAGTACCTCCAGCTCGACGGTGACCTGGTAGCGGGCGATCCGAACGAGCTGTCGGGCACGTTTACCTACGGCACCGGCCTTAACGCGCTCGTGCTGAGCCCGGCCGCGAACATCATGGACTTCACCGAGCTGGCGGATTTCGAGGGGCAGGTTGCCACCAAGATCGCCGTCTGGGCCCGAGTGGAGGCGCTCGGGACCTACGTCGGGCCGTACTTTGCGCTGCACGGCGGGTACGAGGTTTACAACGCCGCGGTGGACACGCAGCTGGTTAGCATGGACAACACCACGTCCTACAAGCCGAACGGCTCGCCGATCTACGGGCAGAAGATCTACGAGCATCCTGGCACAGCGAGCGGGATCGTTGAGGTCGAGGTCGACCTGATCCACCTGTCGGACCTGGGGACCTTCACCAACTGGTCCGGCAGTAACTCGGTACACCTGCCCAGGTTCGTGATCCTCTCCGAGTCGAACACATCAGCGAACATCAGACTCTACGAGATAGCGTGGAGGGTTTATTTCTGATGACTGAGAAGCTTCCGACCTTACCCGACTGGGCAGACCCCGATGACGAGGTAGTCACGGGCGAACTTGTGGGCGATATCGACCCGATCACGTGGCGGAACTTCATCGGGCTCGTCGCAGACGGGCACACCGTGCCGGTGGCCCTGGAGAAGACCGAGATCACGCGCTACGCGCTCAACGGTCTCATCCGCACGGACACCAAGGCCCGCGAGCAGTACGAGGAAGCGAAGATCGCCGCAGTGCGGCGGAACTGGGACATGGAGACGGTCGAGGGGATCCTCGAGGACCTGATGCTCTGCAAGCACGGCGGTCACCTGAACCGTATCATCGAGGATCGGGGACTCGACCCGTCCGGGTTCTACAAGCTGATGCAGCGCGACGAGTACGTCAAGGAGATGTACGACGAGGCACGGCAGATCCAGGCCGAGGTGATGGCCGACAAGATGCGCGAGATCGCGGACGACGGGACCAACGACACGTACGTGGATGCGCGCGGCAACGTCCGGGTGGACCAGGACGTGATGGGCCGCTCGAAGATCCGCGTCGACACCATGAAGTGGGTGATGTCGAAGATGCACCACAAGCGATTCGGCGACAAGATTCAGCAGGACGTGGATGTAAACCTGAAGGTGGACATCGCGGACAAGCTCCGCGCGGGGAGGAAGCGAGTGAGCGAGTTAGCACTGGAGAGGGCGAAGAAGTGAGTGAGGTAATCAAGTTCAAGAGCAAGGACGACATCGAGTTCGATGATCGCATTGAGCGGGTATCGAACCGGCTCGACGAAGTGCTCGTAGAGATATACCGGGAGGAGGGACTACGTATCGTGTCCCTGGGGCGTATCGAGTGGACCAACCACGGCCCGGGCAACGGCGTCTCGATAGCGTACGAGATGGAGGCCCACTGTGGCTGCCCAAAGCATTTCCCCCCAGTTTGAGGAAGAGCTTGCGGAGGCGATAGCGGGGTTCTACGACGACCCGCTCGGCTTCGTGCTGTTCGTATTTCCGTGGGGCGAGAAGGGCACCGAGCTGGAGAAGCACGACGGGCCCGACAAGTGGCAGGTCGAGATGCTGGAGGCGATCCGCGACGACATCCAGGCCGACCCGGACAACTACACCATCCGGGATGCCACCGCCTCCGGCCACGGTATCGGCAAGTCTGCCGTCACCAGCTGGCTGATTCTGTGGGCGATGAGCACGCGCCCGAACATGTCCGGGGTAGTTACCGCGAACACCACGAACCAGCTGAACACGAAGACCTGGCGGGAGCTTGCCATCTGGTGGAAGCGCGCGATCAACGGGCACTGGTTCAAGTGGACGGCCACCAGGTTCTTCCACGTCGAGCACCCGGAGACCTGGTTCACCGCCGCGATCCCGAACACCGAGCAGAACTCTGAAGCGTTCGCAGGTCTGCACTCGGAGCACAACCTGATCATCTACGATGAGGCGTCCGCCATCCCGGACAAGATCTGGGAGGTATCCGAGGGTGCCATGACCGACCCCCGGGCCATCTGGATGTGCTTCGGGAACCCGACCCGGAACACCGGGCGGTTCAGGGAGTGCTTTGCCACGGACGCGCACCGGTGGCGGACCAGGAAGGTCGACAGCCGCACCTGCAAGATGACCAACAAGAAAGAGCTTTCCGAGTGGGTGGACACTTACGGCGAGGACAGCGACTTCGTTCGTGTCCGTATCCGCGGAGAGTTCCCGCGCGCGGGCTCGATGCAGTTCATCCCCAGCGACGTCGTCGACATGGCCATTGCCCGGGAGGTCCAGTTCGAGGCGCACTATCACATGCCGATCGTGATCGCGTGTGACGTGGCCAGGTATGGGGACGACAAGACGGTGATCATGGCCAGGCAGGGGCGGAAGCTCATCGGGATGTGGAAGTACCGGGAGCTGAACACGATGGAGGTCGCCCGCGAGGTGGCCGTCAAGATCCGCGAGATCAGGCCGGCCGTGACGTTCGTGGACGAGGTCGGCGTGGGCGCCGGCGTCATCGACAGACTTCGGCAGCTGGGGTATACGATCATCGGCGTCAACGCGGGGTCTAAGCCCGACGACGAGGAGACGTACTACAACAAGCGGGCCGAGATGTGGGACCGCGCGAGGAAGTGGCTGCGCGAGGGCGGGGACATCCCGAACGACAACGAGCTGAGGGCCTCGCTTATCGGCGTTGAATACGGGTATAGTGACAACCGGACTGGCGAGCGCCTCAGACTAGAACGAAAGGCCGACATGAAAAAACGTGGCCTTGACAGCCCTGACGAGGGCGATGCCCTCGCATACACGTTCTACCACGAGGTAGCGCCGAACTTCGACGCCAACAGTTTTGAACCAGACGAGTCATTCGAGCCGGAGTAGACATGCCAAAGGACAAACCAAAGAGCTACGGTCAATTCGACCGAGGCGCCGGGCAGCGCTATGCAGGCAAGCCCAAGCAGCGGGTCAAGCAGGCCCAGGGCGCTAGCGCGACCGCTAAGGCCAGAGCCGCGCAGAACCCCCGAGACAAGACTGAGGACCAGGTACGAGGCGAAATGCGGGCGCACCGCAGGAACGTGTTACGCGGAGGGATGTGATGCCGCACATCATTGGGCAGCGGGAGATCGCGAAGGACTACAACGAGATCTACCTGCATGAGGAGGACGAGGCTCGCATCGCGAAGCTCGAGATGTGGATCGCCAAGGGCATTGGTGAGGTGCTGGTGAAGCACTACCCGAATCGCCAGTGGGGCGTGAACGTGGACGTGGAAGGCCGGATGGTCGTCATCACCTGCCCGAGCCTGTCGCACACCCACGGCTATCATTTGAACATGAAGGACGATAATATCGAGTCCCTGTGCAAGCGGGCCGTGATGGCCGGCGGCGAGATCCTGGAGCGGCATGGTCTGTCCCGGGGTCGGAATTTCAACCCGGACCACCTCGAAACGCTACTGCGCGATCCGATGGGTGACGTCATCACTCCGGATGCGCTCGACACGGTAGACCCGATCAAGCGATAGGCCATGGCTGAAGAACGCGATAACGAAGAGAACACCACCGAGGACGGCGGATATTCGCGCGACGCGCGTAAGCTGCCCCCCGGCGAGTCCCCCAGCGACGGCATCTCTGCCGAAGCGAGCATGGACCAGGAGATTGAGGAGACTGGAGAGTTCACGGATGCGTGGCTGATCCAGAAGGCCCAGTCCATCTACTCTGCGTCCACTGACTACATGGACGCGAACATCACGAACGTCTGGGAGCGCAGCCTTTCGCACTTCCGGAACGAGCACGCGCCTGGGACTGCGTACAACCGCAAGGGCTTCAAGCGTTCGCGGACCTTCCGGCCCAAGACCCGGGCCAACGTGAAGCAGCACGAGTCTGGCCTGGCCAACGCCGCGTTCTCCACGCTGCACCTGGTAGACATCCAGCCCAGGATCCCGACCAATCCGGCTCAGCAGCTGTCGGCGGCGATCAACAAGATCTGCCTGCAGTACCGGCTCGAGAACTCGATTAAGTGGTTCCTTACGGTCCAGGGCGCATTCCAGGACACCAAGGTCTACGGTCTCTGCATCAGCCACCAGTACTGGGATTACCTCGAAGACACCGACCTCCAGCCCGCCAAGGACGAGAAAGGCGAGCTGATCATGGGTGAGCACGAGGGCGACAAGGTACCGATGGGCGAAGAGGTCACGGTGATCCGCCGCGATAAGCCGGCGGTGGACCTGATCGAGCCCGAGAACTTCCGCTTCGACGCCATGTGCGACTGGCGTGACCCGGCGAGCACCTCGCCGTACATCATCCTGCTGAAGCCCATGTACGTGGGCGAGGCGCTGGAGATGATGGAGTCTGCGAACTTCAAGACTGGCCAGCCGAGATGGCGGAAGTACTCCCGAGCGGAGCTGCTTGCCACCAGGAACCAGGAGTACTCGCGCACCCGCCAGGCGCGTGAAGGCCGTGGTCGTATCGATCCGGCAGACGATCAGGCGGGCGACGACTACACGACCGTCTGGGCCCACATGAACATCGTGCGGGTCAACGGCACCGACTACATCTACTGGACGATGGGCACTGAGTTAGTACTCACTGACCCGATACCGCTGACCGAGGAATACCCGTGGCTGCTGGAGGGCGAGCGCCCCTTCGTGGTCGGGTACTCCACGATCGAGACGCACAGGAACTTCCCGGCGGGCGACGTAGAGCAGAGTGCACCGATCCAGGAAGAAATCAATACCGTCGCTAACCAACGGCTCGACAATGTCAAACTGGTGCTGAACAAGCGGTACTTTGTAAAACGCGGCAGCCAGGTAGACTTAGAGTCGTTGATTCGGAACGTCCCTGGCGGGGGTGTGATGATGAATGATCCGGAAAAGGACGTTATCACCATCAACACGCCGGACGTTACCGGATCTTCGTACCAGGAGCAGGGTGTGCTCGCCAGCGAGTTCGATGAGCTTGTAGGCGGATTCAACCCCCAGACGGCGCAGCAGAAGTCGGTCGGTGGCATGACCATGGCCGGCGCTGCCGCCAACTCCGTTCAGGACTACGGCATCAAGGTCTTCATCGAGACCTGGATGCAGCCGGTTCTCCGACAGCTTGTGCGCCTGGAGCAGATGTACGAAACGGATTTCGTGCTCCTCGCTCACGCCGCGGAAGAGGCCGAAATGGTCGAGCGTTTTGGTTTATCCGAAGTGACCGACGACCTGCTGCGACAAGAGCTGACCGTACGGGTCAACGTGGGCATGGGAAATACGGACCCGATGCGCCGCGTGGAGCGCCTGGTGTTCGGCGTAGCGAAGACCGCAGAATTGAACCCCCAGATGCAGATGAGGCTGAAGGGAAGCGAAGTAGCCGACGAGATCTTCGGATCGCTGGGCTACCGCGACTCGAGCCGCTTCTTCATGAGCGACGACGAGTTCGCCCAGTGGCAGGAGCAGAATCCGCCGGGGCCGAGCGACATCGACGTCAAGATGCGCGAGCTGGACATCCGGCAGGAAGACAACAAGCTGCGCGATCAGCGTGAGCGCGAAAAGGCGGGCAGGGACTTCGAGGTCCGCATGGAAGACATCCTGGCACGGCAGGACGCTAAGCTCGACGAGTTGATGACCAGACTGGCCCAGGCTAAGATCGCAGATCAGACGCAGCGAGATATCGCTGCCGGCAATCAGGCGCTCCAGGCCAGGGACCAAAACGTCAGACTGACAGAATCCCAGGCCCAGGCGCAGCAACCGCCGAAGCCTGGAGGAGAGAAGTGAAGTTCCTGGCAGTAGCCGATCACGGACAATCAGTCTGGTTAGAGGAGGCCCAAGAGGTCAGGAGAGTCCTGGCCATGGGCATCAAGGAGATCAAGTTTTACCCAGTTCAGATCCACGGGGATACGTACCAGCCGGTGATAGGAGACGCCATCACGCTGGAAGAACTGGAGCAGATGAGGCACTGAGGAGGGCCTAATGGCGGAAGTCGCCTTTATCGATGATCGAGAACGAATGCTCTTCGCTGAGGCTCAACTCGGCGAAGACGTCATAACCTGGCTGAACACACCGGTTGGCCAGTACGTGCGCGGGTGCGCGCTCCAGGAGATTGAGAAACTCCGGGACGAGTTAGAGGAGTGTAACCCCAACAGTATCTTTGGGCGGCGGAAGATCCGGCGCCTTCAGGTGGACGCCAAGGCAGCACGGTTAGTGCTACAGTGGCTGAACGAAGCAATCCAGAACGGCGAAAACGCCTATCAAAATCTCAAGGAATACAGAGATGAGTGAGACACCTATCCACGCAGAGGACGGGTCTCCCCTTCGAGCAGAGCCGAAGATGGAGCGCCCTTTCACCCACCCCATGGAGGCATACCAGACCCAATCGGTTGACAACGATGGGGAGGACGCGCCAGAATCCGAAGGAGAGGTCGCAGAAGACCCCCGCATGGCCATCATGAACGCGGCCGCGGAGGCAGCAGACCAGGACAGAATGATTGCCCCAGGCACACGTCAAGAAGACATGCCGATGGGCGAACCGGTGCCAGAGCCGGGCCTTGATAGCCAAGAGGCGTTTTCGGGGGAAGAGGAGCAGGAAGCTCCTCACGAAGAGGTCGACACGGATGTCGACCCACTCGAAGACTTCATCGTCAGGAACGAAGAAGGAGACTTCTTCAGGACGGTGGTCGACGGTAGAGAGCAGCTCATACCTCTAGAGCGCGCAAGGGCCCAGCTTCAGAAGCACGAAGCCGCGGACCAGCGCATGCAGGTAGCCGCCCAGATCAACAAGAATCTGGAAGAGCGCGAAGCAGCGATCGCGGCACGGGAACGGCAGTTTGCTGTACCGAAGGAACCCGATCCGGTTCCCGAAATCGAGGAACGGATCACTGACGAGGAACTGGAGTCAAAAGCTCGAGACCTCGTCAACGGACTCTTTACGGGGTCCGAGGAAGAAGCGGCCGCCAAGCTGGCCGAAGTTCTGAAGGAAGTTAAGGGCGCGGCTCAACCCGCCACCCAGATTAACGCCGATGAACTCATTCAGCGGGCGGTCTCCGCCACGACGCAGGTGCTGTCGGAAAAGGAGCGGTCAACGGATATTCGCGAGGGCTACGTTAGGTTCGAGCAGGATTACCCGGAGATCGTCCAAGACAGCATGCTGCTCAACATGGCGGACGGCATGACTGATGCGATCGCTCAAGAGCATCCGGAATGGAAGCCGAGTCAAGTCATGCAGGAAGCGGGCAAACGAGTACGCGAGTGGGTCGATCAGGTTTCGGGAAAGGAACCGGCCCCCGAGCAGTCAGAAGCGCCTCAAGTTGATCGTCAGGACCGAAAAAGGAAACTTCGGCCGATGCCAACGGCGCGTCAAGGGGTAGAAGAACAAGAGCCCCAAGACCAACCGGAAACCCCTCAGTCCTTTATGGATGAGATCCGGAAAAGCCGCGGACAGGCCGTCTGATCATGGAGTGATCTAAAATGGCAGGACAAGTATGGCAGACCAACTCCCTCGGGGGTTACATGTGGTCGCCCAATCTGTCTCGTAAACTTCGGACTGCACTGCAGCCGATGGTTCGTTTCCGCCAGTTCTGCGACGCAAAGGAAGCGTTTGGACTTGGCAAAGGTGACACCTTCAACTGGAACGTCTACAGCGATGTAGCCGACCAGGGTGGCACGCTCCTCGAAACGGACGTAATGCCCGAGACGAACTTCACCATCTCTCAGAAGTCGCTGACCGTCACCGAGTACGGTAACAGCGTTCCGTTCACCAAGAAGCTCGACGATCTGTCTGAGCAGCCGGTAACGGAAGTGATCCACAAGGTTCTCAAGAACGACGCACGCAAGGCGCTCGACACTGCTTCCTACTCCCAGTTCCTGGCCAGCCAGGTGAAGGTAGTTGGAACCGGTACCGCTGGCTCCGAAGCGATCTCCGTGACCGAGAACGGCACGCCTGCGGCGTCCACGAACGTAGCCATGCTGACTGGCCACGTGAAGCTGGTTGCTGACGAGATGGCAGAGCGGGACATTCCCACCTACGACGGTGTGAACTACATGGCTCTGTTCCGTCCCCGTGCTCTCCGCGCGTTCAAGAACGAGCTGGAAAGCATTCACCAATATGTCTCCGAAGGATGGCATGTCATCATGAACGGCGAGAAAGGCCGTTACGAAGGCATCCGCTTCTGCGAGCAGACCAACATTTCTCAGGCAGTTCTGACGGCCGCCTGGGGAACCGCGGACGCCACCGGCGCCCGGTCTGCCGGCTTCTTCTTCGGACAGGACACGGTAGTCGAGGCCTTCTCCATTCCGGAGGAGATCCGCGGTAAGATCCCGACCGATTACGGCCGGTCTCGCGGTGTCGCCTGGTATGCGCTCCTGGGTTACGGTATCGTTCACAACGATTCGGCAAACCCGGCGCAGAACCGCATCCTGCACTGGACCTCTCAGGCGTAAGCCTGGGGTAGCATAGGAGCTATCGCAATGAGCGGACAGTTTTACGACAACCCACAGCGCACCATCCTGCACCTCGATGCTGCAGCCATCGCCACCGGCGGTGACCTCGCAACGATCGTAGGACCGGCAGGAAAGGTTGGCCGCGTTCGGAGATTTGACCTGGTAACCACGACCGCCTTCACGGTCGCGGACAGTGAGCTGTCTCTGGACACGATCACGCCTTCGCTGACGACCCCGCCGTCTCTGACGGCGGCCTTCACCGGCTCTGCCGCAGGTGACGTTACCCGTGCAGCTTCGAGCGCCCTCCAGGGCTTCTCGGATCTGCCGGCCGACTCTCCCCTGCAGCTGGCGTCGGATGGCGGCTCGACGGCCGGTGCTGGTTCCATCGAACTCGAAATCGATTGGTACTAATCCAAAGGAGGTGATCCATGGAAGGTAAAAACAGCATCGGACAGCCCGTGAAGGGACGCAAAGAGGGAGCCGGCGTAAGCACCGGTCTCTCCGAGCGATCTGACTTCATGTCTGACCAGACGATGAGCGACGCCTCGTTCAACGAGAGCGGCTCAAAGGCCTCTGGCTTCACTCGCCAGGTGAAGGGCCAGCGGACTTCCAAGTCCGTGTCTGGGAAAGGCTACAGCTTCACGCTGGAAGGCTAACAGTCCACCACCGCGACAGGCCCCCGACCAGGACCACAAATCCTGTGAGGGGGCCGCTTTTTGGAGAACGACATGCCCAAAGACGTTAAGGCAGTGACCCCGAGACCGAGCTACCGAAACTACGTTTACGAGAACCTCGGGATGGTTGAGGTCGACACCGACAACATGGCGGGCGGCGTTGAAGAGCGTTTCTACGCAGGGGCCTCCCTGGAAGAAGGCGTCTCTGGCGTCAAGTCGATCGATACGACCTACGAAAATTTCAGTGAGGATCTGGTAGACAGCCCCCGTTCGGAAGGCATTGCGAAGGGTCCGGCAACGGTTTCCCCTGACGCGCCGCGTCCGATCGACCTGCATCGGTATCCTCACAGGCGATACTGAGGGGGAATACCCATGGCTTTTGACCCGTCGCGTCCTCACGCGAAAATCATTTCTGCGAACCCTTCTCCGGAGTCGCCCGTCTACGAGCAGGACGGTGTTTTCTATGACGCCAACTGCAAAGAAGTCGGGAAGGCTGACGGGTACTCGCGCGCCCAGGCGGCCAAGAAGAACCGCCCGGAACCAGCTCCTGAGCCGGCAAGCGCAGAGGACCGTGCGTCCTTGATTATCGGCGCAGTGGCTTCACCTCACGCAGAGGCGGCCAAGGAGAACGCAGCAGCGGCCGCAGCAGAGGATCTGTCTGACGACGCCGGGGAGGACTGATGTCCTCCTTCCTGGAACTCGTTCAGGATTTGCACACGGAGTGCGGGGCGGCTGGTGTCGCCCCGACTTCTGTTACGAGCCAGGCCGGCGAAGCCGCACGCCTGGTACGATGGATCCAGCGCGCCGACCGGGACATCACGCTAAAGTGGATCAACTGGAAGTTCATGCGGAAGACGTTTTCCGCCGCCGGCGGTAACACGACTTCTGCCAGCGTGGCCACCTTGGCCAAGCCAGCTGATCACAAGACCTGGGACCTGGACACGTTCCAGATCGTCTACCCGGGCGAGACTCAGAAAGTCCCGCTGGAAGCGGTCGAGTACGAGAACATCAAAGGCGACACTCTCGACACCGCAGAGGGCCCGCCTGCTCGAGTAATCATCATGCCGGACAACAGCCTCCAGTTTGAGCCTGTGCCGGACGGCGTGTATACGATCCACGCGGACTACTACAAGACGTATACCAAGCTGACGAATAACACCGACATCCCCGCGATGCCCGTGGACTACCACGATACGGTGCTCCTGGGTCGCGCGATGATGTACTATGCCAACTACGAAAACGCGCCGGAGATCAAGCAGCAGGGCTTGGAGCTGTACGAGGCCGGCATGATCGAGCTGGAGAACCACCAGCTGCCGAATCAGAATTACTCTCGTGCCAGGACCGGCGGAGGCTTTGAAGTCATCGGTGGCCAGGATCACGACTGGTAAAGTGGAGAAAGGATGGCCACTGTTGCTGAGTACTTCCCTCTTGGGGGCGGACTCGATGTCGTAACCCCGGCGCTCTCGATTGCGGCGGGCCGGGCCATCGCGCTTGTAAACTTTGAGCCCTGGTACAATGATGGCTACCGACGTGTAGACGGCTTCGAAAGGTTCGATGGACGACCAAGACCCCACCTTCAGACGTTTATTGGCTTCGATCTTGTCGACGCTACCGGACTCACGGAGGGCACAGTACTTACGGGAGACTCTTCTGGGGCCACCGGAACCGTTATCGGTATCTCCGGCGACTCTATCGGCGTTACGAAGGTTACTGGAACATTCGTGGCAGGCGAGGACCTCAACACGGCCGCCTACACAATTGACGCTGGATCTACCCCCACAGAGCGAGCCGCCCCAGACTCCGACACCGAAGACACCTGGCTCCTAGCAGCATGGGACGAGTACCGAGACGACATCCTCGTAGTTCCCGGGTCAGGGGAGGTTAGGGGGATATGGCGTCGAGGGTCGAGCACCTTGGCCTGGAGAAACAACGCAGGCGCGACAGCTTGTATCCCCCACCTGGCCAGCGCCTCGGGCTGGACAACGACTGGTATAACCTTCACCGACTACGTGAAATTCGACGCAGGTGGTGGCGGCGCGGCCAGGGACTTGCCAGTCGAAGGCGACACCGTTACCGGCGGCACCTCGGGTGCAAGCGGAACCGTCCATAGGGTAATCCAGTGGGCTGGATCCACGTCCGGCAACGACGCCACCGGGTATCTGGTGCTCACCAGCGTCACCGGCGGCCCGTTCTCGGACAACGAGAAGCTCCAGGTTGGCGGCACCGACCGGGCAGACGCCAACGGCGCCAGCGCCACGTTCTCCTTCGCGATCAACGGCGAGTACCGGTTCCACAACCACAACTTCTTCGGTAACAGCACCAGCTTCCGCACGTACGGCGTGGACGCGCTGGGCGCTGCCTTCGAGCTAGACGAGAACAACGTCATCTCTCCGATCATCATCCCGACGGTAGCTGACCTGGTAGGAATCACCACCAACAACGACCCGCCCGCTGGCGCGCCGTTCCTGGTAGAGGAGCACCGGAACCACCTGTTCCTGGCGTTCCCCGGCGGGCGCGTAGTCCACAGCGTGCAGGGCGAGCCCATGAACTTCAGCGGCTTCCTGAACGCCGCAGAGTTTGGCCTGGGCGACGAGGTCACTGGAATGAACTCCGTGGTGGGTGGCGTACTCGTACTGACCACGGAGCGCGAGACCCGCGGCCTCTTCGGCCAGAACATCACGGACTGGGAGCTGAGACTCCTGGGTGAGCAGACCGGCGGCCGGCTCTACACCACGCAGAAGCTGGACACCGTCTACTCGCTGGATGACCTGGGTGTGACGTCTGTAGCTCGTACCGACACCTTCGGTGACTTCGTAGGCGCCACGGTATCGCAGCTCGTGCAGCCGATCGTAAACACCCTGAGGGACCTGGCGAACTGCTCGACGATCGTGAGGTCCACGAACCAGTACCGCCTATACTTCAGCGACAACTCGATCCTGATCATGTACGTGCCCATGCCCGGCTCCGCGAACGAGTCCAGGGGCACGCAAGCCGGGCAGCTGGCCCAGTTCGGCTACGCCCAGTACCCCTTCCCGGTCAATAGGATCTACAATAGCGAGGACGAGAACGGCACGGAGCGCTCGTTCTTCGCATCCACGGATGGGTATGTCTACGAGGATCGGGTCGGCAATAACTACGACGGCACTGCGATCCAGAGCTACCTCCGGACAGCGTTTACTCACATGGGATCGCCCGCCTGGCGTAAGCGGTTCCGCCGTGTGGACGTGGAGCTGAGCGCGAACAAGCCGTTTCGGCTGCTGGTTCAGGGAGACCTGAGCTACGGTGCTACGGAGCTGTCCTCCAGCATCTCGGACATCACCACGACTGACGTGCCCGAGATCACCATCTTCGGTGGTGGCGGCTTCTGGGACACGGACAACTGGGATGAGTTTAACTGGGACGGCCAGAACATCTCGACCGCCCGGGCCCAGCTGCGGGGCACCGGCGAGAATATCAGCTTGCTGATGTTCAACGAGAGTGCGGTGTCGAACCCCTTCATCCTCCAGGGGCTGACGATCCACTACGATAAACGAAGGCTGCAAAGGTAATGGCGAACAACTACTACACATTCACGGACACCTTCATCCCCGGCGCGCGTGCGCGATCCGGGGACGTCGACCGTGAGTACCAGGCCATTGAAGCCGCCTTCGATCTGCTGCCCAGCAGCAACACTGCCCTGACTGGCGGCCGCGCGGCCTTCGCAGGCACCAGCGCCGGCACGGGTAACGCATACGAAGTAACGATGCCGGACACCCGTACGGCGAACACCAACGGCGACGAGGTCATCTTCATCGCCGATAAGACCAATACAGGCGCCGCCACGCTGAACGTAGACACGCTGGGCGCGCAGGCGATCGTGCGCGCGGACGGCAACGCGCTTACCGCTGGCGACATCCAGTCTGGGCTGATGTATATCGTGCGCTGGGACAGTGCGAACACGCGATACCAGATGATCACGCCGTCCACGAGCTACCTCACGGACGCCCAGACGGCCGCAAGCAACGCCTCTGCCTCCGCGTCAGCGGCAAGCACGAGCGCCGGCAACGCCGCCACCTCGGAATCGAACGCAGCAACCAGCGAGACTAATGCAGCAGGCAGCGCGACCGCGGCCGAACACTGGGCGATCTACCCGGAGGACAGCCTCGTACCTGCCAGCTCTGGCGGTAACGAGGTAGACGAGTACTCCGCGTACCACTGGGCGCAGAAGGCCCAGTCGTTCAGCGGCTTGCCAGCAGGCACCGCCGGCCAGATCCTGCACTACAACGGTGCGTGGGTGGCCACGAGCATAATCACCGTAGCTTCTGGCGCGGGCACGGCAGCGACCTTCGACCCGGGCAGCAGCCAGACGCTCTACTACAACAACGTCGCCCACATGAACACCGACGTCTACGGCGTCAACATCTCCGGCCGGCAGACTGGTACGGACGGCGGCCGGCTGACCCTGCAGGGCGCGCCGACCTACAACACGAGCTACTTCTGGCAGAGCGGCAACAATATGCTTGCCGTCATGTCGGGGCAGACTCGCTGGCTGATGTCTGGGTCCGGCGGAAACACGTTCACAGACGCCGGGGGCACTACGTCCTGGAGTCTGGGAAGTACCAGTCTTACCACCAGCGGTTCAACTGGCGCAGCAAGCATTTCCATGGCCTCCACTGGCACAGCCACCATTCTCTGGGGCTCGCATTCTGCTAACGGCGGTTTCTCATTCCGCAGCGCGTCTGGCACCTTCGAGGTCTGGGAGCGCACCAACGTCGGCGGTCTCGACAACCAGTGGATCGGGGCGGCTAACGACGGGGGCGTGAGCCTTTTCTACGCCGGTACGAGCACCGCGCGTACGACCTCGAACGGATGGGAAGTAGACGGCACCCTCATCGACCTGGACAGCGGAGCAGTAGCAGACGCGGCCGTTCGAGTTCTGACCAGCCTGGGCGGCGTACGGATCAACGTGGATGGTTCCACGACCGGCCAGTTGCAGATTTACCAGACGACCTCCGCCGGCGCGGACGAGGACCTCTGGATCAGGGGATCCCGAAACGGCTCCACTTCGCTGTACCACAACGGCTCCGAACGGATCGAGACCACCACTAGCGGTATCAACGTCATCGGCCCGACTGGCGAGGCCACGATCGAGATAACCGGCATCGCGTCCAACGATGCGAACCTGCTGGTGCAGAACGGCAACGGCGGCTACCGGCTGAACGTCGAGGCGAGCACCGGCAACCTGGAGCTGTGGCAGACCACGAACGTGGGCGTAGACGAGGACCTGTGGATCGCCGCCACCCGTAACGGCGGGGTGAGCCTCTACTACGACAACGCCACGCGGCTCCTCACGGCATCCACCAGCGTGGATCTCTACGGAACCCTGGCGAACGACCCGAACACCGGCGGAAGCCAGACTGGCCTGTACCGGATCATGAACAGCGGCGGCACCCTCGCCGGCGACATTGGGTATACCGCCTCCGTAGACATGCTGATCTACAACCGTGTGCACGGCGGGGACATTGTGTTCCAGGGAGAAGATAGCGGCGGCACCGTGCGGACCATGATGCGGCTGCAGCCCGGCAGTGCCGGACAGCTCCTGAACCCCACCGCAGGCTGGCAGATCCAGCATGCCGGCACGAACCTTCTCGTCACCAGCGTCAACGGCCTGGCGGTCACTCCAGCCACCGGCAACGAGGGACGCCTGGACCTCGAAGCCACCGGTACCAACCAATCTGCCGTGGTCCGTGCGCGAGCGGATGGCGGTGGTATGGCGATGCGCTGGTACGAGCCCACCTTGGTAGGCCAGATCGTCCAGACTTCTGCCGGCGCCTCCGTTGAAGACACCTGGATCGAGATGTCGCTCAACGCGGACGTGGCGCTCTTCTACGACAACACAGAGGTCGCGCGCACCAAGACAGCTGCCACCGGCGGCTTCGAGGTCAATAACACGCAGACTGGCGCAGGCTTCGAGCGAGTGCTCACCGAGTCCGACATCGTCGCGGGCGGGGATCTCTTCAAGTTCAAGGACGCCAACACGGCAAGGGCCTCTACGACCACGCTGGCGGACGATGACGATCTTTTCGGGTTCGCGCTCGAAGCCAACACGTTTTACGCGATAGAGGCGTGGCTGGACTTCAGTTCATCATCGGCGACGCCCGGCATGCGGTGGGCCTTCCAGGTGTCCCAAGCAAACCAGGACTCGGCCTACTCGTACAGCAAAGAGCTTCAGGCTGGCGGTATCTCCGGAGTGGCGGTCACGTCGGTAACGTCAATCATCACCGAGACCATGGCGGCGTCTGATATGACCGCCATCAAGATAAAGGGGATGATCTACACCCACAGCACAAACGACCCGACGGTTGATTTCCAGTGGGCCCAGAACGTGAGCAGCGCGGGCAATACGCTCCTCAACCGGGGCTCTTGGATTAAGTTCACAAAACTAGGATAATCGGAAGATGCCAGATTTTAGCTTGACAGATTTGCGCGAAGATGCGCCAGATGCAGCCACCGCGGTAGCCGGGCAGTCGACCGCGACGCTCGCAGGGGACGCCCAGCAGGCCTCTTCTATCGATCCGAGTGTGGCCGGCGGGAATATCACGAACGCCGAAGCCAGCTACGCCGGCTCTCGGGACGCGGCTGCGGCCGCTGGATCCACCCGAGACTCCACGGTGCAGTCTGCTGAGGCTACCGGCTACAACGCCCAGACCGGAGAGGTTGAAGCCCCAACGATGACGGCTGCCGGCCAGATGTCCAGCATTACAGCCCAGGACAGCCCCCTTATGCAGCGCGCACGGCAGGAAGGACTCCTGACCGCGGGCCGGCGTGGACTCCAGAACAGCTCGATCGCGGCTGGCGCGGCAATGGGCAGCATGGTGGATCGGGCAACCCCGCTCGCGCAGCAGGATGCCATGACCTACTGGCAGAACATGCGTGAGAACCTGAACGCCATCAACCGGGCTCGAGAAGTGAGCACCGGCCGGCAGACTGACGTATCCATGCAGAATGCCCAGCTGGGCACCAGTGTGAATCTGGCAAACGCCCAGGAATCGAACCGGATGGCTGCGCTCAATGCTGAGATGCAGACGCAGGTGGAGCTGGCCAACGCTGAGGCAGCGAACAGGATCGCAGCGCTCAACGCTGAACTGGCCACCGCCGTCAGCCAGCAAAATGCAGACGCCGCCAACCGCATCCAGCAGCAGATCATGGAGCTGAACGCCCAGATCGACCTGCGAAATGCGGAGATGGCGAACCAGCAGGCCCAGTTCGACGCTGAGACGCAGACGCGCGTCAACATGCAGAATGCCGACCTGGCGACCCAGACTGCTCTGCAGAATGCTGCAGCGCAGAATGAGCTGAACAGAACGGCCCTGGTAGGTAACCAGGAGTTGAACCGTCAGTACCTCGCCGGCGAGCAGGCTGCTGACCTGGCCACGATCCAGATGAAGTACCAGGCGCTCATTGCCTCTAACGAGACGGCAGCCAACCTGTACAGCTCTGTGATCCAGGGGCTCTCGTCTATCATGAGCGATCCGAACATTAAGCCGGATCGGGTTACGACGTACCTGCGGGTCCTGACTAACCAACTCGAAGGTGGCCTGGACTTCATCGACAACATCAACAGCATCGATTTCGGTGGTGGAACGACCGGAGGCGAGGCGCCAGGCACCGGGGCTACGTACCCCGCGCCCACGTACCCGCCGATTATGGATAGCGGCGGCACGACTGGCGGCACGACTGGCGGCACGACTGGCGGAACCACGACAATTCCAGGCATTCCGCAGTACGGGACCCCGGAATGGGATCAATGGATCGCTGACCTCAATATCGACGTAGGAAACATAGGACTCTGATATGGGACTCTTTAGCGGAATCAAGAAGCTCGGTAAGAAGATCTTCAAGGGCGTGAAAAAGGTCTTCAAGAAGGTCGGTAAGTTCGTCGGCAAAGTGATGAAGTCGAACATCGGCAAAATCGTGCTGACGGCAGCGGCTGTAGTGACAGGAGGACTCGCGCTCGCCGCGGGGGTCGGAGCGTTTACTGGCCAGGCGGCCGGTGCCACGTTCCTGACCAAGTTCGTTGCAGGCGCCAAGGCCTTCACCGGCGCTCTCCTGAACCCCGTAGGCGCCGGCAAGGGCTTCTTCCAGGGCATGGGTCAGGGCGGACTGGGTGGCGCCATGCAGGGCGCTGCGTCTGGCCAGGGCATATTCAACGTGGGCGTCTCTGCGCCGGCGGTAGCCCCGCCTGCACCCGGCACCTCCATAGCGCCTGGGGCAGAAAGCACGGCGGCGAGAGCATCGACTGCCGGCCTTGATCAGCAGGTGAGCGAGCATCTTGCATCCGTAGGCGGCGGCGGGGCCACTGGCATGACTGCCGCTACCCCACAAGCCGCGCAGGTGGCCGCCCAGCAGCAGGCCCCTGGCGGGTTCTTCAGCAGGGTGAATGAGTTTGTCGGCAGCCCGACGGGCCAGATGGTAGGCGGCTTGATTAAAGGCGCCGCAGAAGCGAGGATGGCAGACGAGGAGCGGGAAGACTGGCAGCGCCATGACACCAGAGTCGAGCGCGCGTGGAGCGATCCCCGACAGACCCGTATCCTGGAGGAAGCTTCTCGCGGCCGTGCGCGCGTCCCGGGTGGATTCGCGGAGCGGTCTCGCAGATTCAACAGATCGCTGGACTCTCGGTCGGTTCGTCCGATAGAGCTTGGCCCGGCGTACGGAGGATAAGATGGCAGCGTTTGGAACCCAGCCTTCGCCGGCAGCAGAAGCAGGCGATTCGAGCCTCGAAAAGAAGCGGGTTGTGCGCGGTGGCGCCAACCTGAATGCGGGGCCGTCCGTAGAAGAAGGGTTCCGACTCGCACAGGAAACTGTCCGGCCTGGCCAGGGCTCCATCCTCGCTGGGGATGAAGAAGCAACCCCGGACGAGCAGGCAGAGTATGAGCGCGCCGTGAGCGCACTCGGCAAGGTCCTCTATGAGAATGAGAAGACGAGCGACGCTATCGCCCGTCAGCTGGATCCAGGTGAGAAGGTCGGCGGCGTGGCCAAGGCCAGCATGCTCGTATTGACCCAGATCGACAACAAACTGGATCTGGACGAGGTGGTGATTCCCGAGTTCGCGCAGGAAGTCGTGGATCGGGTCATCGACCTGTACGAGAACATACACGGCGACGAGTTCAACGAACAGGAAACGACGGCGGCCATGGGTGCCACGTGGGAAGGGCTCATGGAAGCCTACGGGATCGACGAGGCGGATTACGCTGAGTTGACCGCCGGCATGACAGAGCAAGACATCAAAGGGTACAAAGAGCAGTACCGCGGAATGGTAGGAGATCCGTACTAATGGGACTTCTCGCAGGAGCAGCAGCCGGCCTGGGCGGAGAAATGGTGGAGATCTCCCGGCGCACGCAAGAGAACAAAGCGAAGGCAGAGGCTGCCACTATCGACCACCAGCGCGAGATGGCGCTGCAGCGGCTGCGTGATAAGGCCGCCATGGCACGCCAGCAGTCCTCTGACAAGGCCGCAGGGGAGCGCTCTGCCGCTTCTGACGTAGCTGCAGGGGAGCGCACTGCGGCCACCGTAGCGGGCGCTGAGGCACGCACAGCGGCCGAGATCGAGGGCCGGAAAGAGGTCGAGCAGATGGGCATTGACGCCGGCAAGTACGCCAAGAGCGGATCCGGCGGCGCGCAAGACCCCCGGCTCAAGGCACTGGTAGACCGATACGCCTTTGAGAGTGAGGTCAGCACCGGGATTGACCCGAACACCAGCATGCCGACGACCACGGAGCGGATCAAGATCACCGATAAGGTCGGCGGCCGGGTGTACTCGCAAGAGGGAGACATCCTGCGGTATGCTAACGACAAGGAGACGCCCAGGTACCCGGCTAACCGGGACGCTGCGGAGCGTAAGCTGTTGCAGAATCCGGAGCTGGCTGACAGGTTCTACAAAGACTACCACTACTTGCCGATCGATTACGCCCGTGTGATCCGTGAACACCAGCTGGCTGCGGAAGGGTTTGGAGCACTGGGCACTCCACAGGAGTAACCCGTGGCTGAGCCAAACGACGACTTCTACAGTTTTGCCGATGAGTTCGGATACGCTGACGACGAGACCCAGGCTGCCCAGCCTGTAGAATCGCAGCCCATCGAGGCAGAACCGTCCCCGTTCGAGACGGCCGCACCCGAGGAAGAGTACAGCTTCGCCTCGGAGTTCGGCTATGCCGAGCCAGAAGCCCCGGCGGCCCCCGAAACCCCCATCGAAGATGACCCCACCTGGCAGGACTACGGCCGAATGGTCATGTCCGGCGGCGCGTCTGTCGCCGGTGGTATCGGCTGGCTGATCGAGAAGCTGGGTGAGAAGACTGGCGTCGAGGGCATAACGGAAGCCGGTACCGCGGTGAAGGAGCGTTCGATGCGCTCCGCCAACCAGTGGAACGAGGAGCGCCTGAGCGCGATCGGGCTGGACCAGGAAGGCCTGTCTCCGCAAGCACGCCAGGCAATGAACACAGAGCTTCTGGGCGAAGGCGAGTGGGGCGACAAGTGGGACAAGGTCAAGCTGATGACCGCCAGTTCCATGCTCGGCACGATGGCCGGTATGGGTGCAGGACGCATCTTCACGGGCGCTCTCCAGGGCGTGGGAGCTGGCCAGGGCGTGGCGGCCACTGTCGGCTACGGTCTCGGTGAAGCGGCTGTAGCGGCCCCCACGGCGGGCGCATACACGGAAGATGAAGTCCGGCAGATGACCCACGAGCAGCTGCTCGAGTCTTTCGAGTACCAGGCCGCTCTGGAAGCCCTGGACATGCCGGAGGAGGAAGCCCGGGATAAGGCCAGGGACATCGTAGCCAAGGCCGCAGGCGGCGACGCAGCCGCGATCAGTATGGTCACGACCTTCCTGCTCAGCGCCCCCTTCGGTAAGGTGATGGATGACGTCATCGGCGGCGCAGCGGGCGGGTACATGCGAAGCGCCGGCAGAGGCGCCGGCACTGAAGCGACCCAGGAATTTCTGCAGAGCGGCGCGGAGGCGATGGCCTCGAACATCGGTATGCGTCGTGCTGACCCCGATCGGCCGATCACAGAGGGCGCCCTCGAAGAGGCCGTCGGCGGTGCTGCAGCTGGTGGCCTGATGGGTGGAACCGTCGGCCTGGCAGGTGGCGGCGCGCAGGTACAGGAAGAGGGCCCGAGCGTTACAGACGCGATCGAGGCCGCCCAGGCACGAGCTGCCGACGACGCTGCAGCCGCTGGCGGCGACCTCCTGGATCAGGTGGTTGCCGGCAATGAGGCAGCAGAGAGGATCACGAACCCGTTTGAGAGGGCCACCCGGCCGGTGGAACAGGTGGCAGAGTCCATCTTCGAGGCGGCCGCACAGAGGGAGATTACGGATGCAGAATACGCCGAGCTGGCCGCTACACCCGCCGCTGAAAGAACACCGGTTCGGGAGGTAGCGCGTGAAAAGCTCATTCCAGAAACCGATATGGCCGCAGCCGAAACGGCTACCGATCAAGCCAGGGCGGAAGAACAAGCCGCCGCAGCGAAGCGCTACGAGAGACAGCAGCGTGCTGAAGCAGCACGTCCTGCGGAGGAAGCTCGGGAAAAACAGCTGGAAGCTGAGAGACGCGAAGCTGAGTACCAAAAGGCAATACAGGAGGGCGAAGCTGCGGAGCGCGCTGGCGAAGCACAGCCTGCTAACCCAGTCATGGCGCAGGCTTTTGCCAAGGCAGAGCAGGAGAAGGTAGCCAAGGCCCAGAAGCAGGCCAAGAAGTCCTTCGCCGAGGTCCGCGAAGAGGCTCGCCAGAAGAAGGCGAAGGAGCGGGCCGCGGCCGACATCACGCGCGCGAAAGAGACGCTCGCGTTGCCGAGGCAACCTGATGTAGTCGTCAGCGCCACCGGCGAGGCCTTGACCAAGGACCAGATCAACCTGGAGAAGAAGCGGCTGGAAGTGGATGCAGCCGCCGGTGAGACGCCGCTGCGACCATCAGAGTTAAAGATGGAGCGGCGCCTGGGCTCCCTGAGGATTGCGATAGAGACGCCCGAAGGGAACACCAGGACCGGCAAGAGGCCGGATGGCACCACCTGGTCCAGCACCATGAAGGGAGTGGACTACGGCTTTGTCCGTGGCACGACTGGTGCTGAGGGAGACCAGGTGGATGCCTTTGTAAACACCAGCAAGCGCCCAGGCACGCCGGCTGACAAGGTCTTCGTGATCGACCAGCTGAATCGAGAGGGCGGCTTCGACGAGCACAAGGTCATGGTCGGCTTCCGCAACGAGGCGGAGGCAAAGCGCGCGTACAGCCAGCAGTACGAGGAAGGCTGGACGGTCGGCCCTGTTACGGAGATGACCGGCGAGCAATTCAAGCGGTGGGTGAAGGAAGGCAAGAAGGACCAGCCGGTATCCAAAGAGATACCGCGGATGGCTGCTGCCTCCACCCGGGCCAAGGCTGCCGAGCAGCAGCAGCAGCAGCAGCAGCAGCAGCCCCAGGCGCCCAAGAGTGCGGCCCAGGTCTTCGAGGAAGAGGGCCAGTTTGTCGTCAAGCACGAGGGCAAGGTCAAGTTTAAGAGCCCGAACAAACGAGCCGCTGACGCCTTCGCCAAGGGCCTGGGTGGCCGGCAGATCAAGGCAGCGCTGCCCAGCGGCATGCGGATCGAGATGG